GCGAGGTTGGCGAAGAATCCTTGTAGGTTCGTCATCGTATCGACGATGCTGAACCCGTGATCGAAGATTGAATAATTCTCTTCGTTCATCCCGTAAAGCCGTCGAGCATCGGCGGCACCAACCGGGATGCCCCTTGCTCGACTGTACGTCGTTTCATTCGCAGCGAAACGAAGTCGCGATCGATCAAAGCCCTGCTTGTATCGTTTGGGAACGCCAAACAATTGAGCTTCGTAACCGCCAAGCGTCGCAGCAACACCACCGAACGATACGGCTGTCGTGCCAGCGGCGACCATGATGCCCTCTGGCTCAACAACTCCATCGCCAATTGCGATCTGTTCGTCGAGCCATGCAAGCAGCAGTTCGCCGTATTTGGTTGTGACGTGACCTGCGATGTCGATCGGCGAATCGCTCATCAAGTCCAAACCAATTTCGATCGCTCCGTGAACGACGTGGATAGTCGTATCGAACGCACTGATGAAACCAGCGGTTGCGAACAACGGAATCGCCGTATCGTCGACCACCGAACCAGCGGAAGTCAGCGACATGTTTCCGAGCGTAGCCGATTCAATCCGTCGACCGCGAGTAATCGGAACCATGTTGACAAACGGAGCAAGCTCGCCGAACAACAGCGGAATCGTGATCACCTGATCATCAAACGAGATCGGTGCGATTTCAAGACCGCCGGTCGCGATGTCGTCGATGACCGTCTTGACTTCCATCCCGGTCAACCTGCGATTTTTCACGGCGATCGAGCCGGGATCAGAATCGCAACTGCCGCGTAGCACGCCGCCCCACTTCATTTCATTCATCGCGTACTTCAAAAGTTCCTTGTCGTGATCGGTCAAACGCATCGCACGAGGAACGTTTTTCATCTGCATATTCGCAGTCAATTTCAAGTACGCTCCGTTGACAGCTTTTTCAAGCTCGGACGTACCAGATACCTGTCGCTTACCGGCATCAGTGAATTCAAAAACTGACTGGCCAGCAAACGGATGCGACTGCCCGGTCTTCGTGGTCGACGGATATTGCGGTGCTTCTTTTGCATCGCTGTACATATCCTTGACTTTTTTGACATCCACGTGGAACCCGGTTTTTTCTTCGGCACTGCCAAGGGTCGTATTGAATTTTCCCATGACCGAATCGAGTCCGCCGTCTTTTGCCCACGATGGCAAAGTATCCTTTTCATTCCCATTCCCAGCATTCGAATCCACTGGTGAATCCTTTGATGCGGGCGGGACCGCTGGCGTCGACCTTTGATCAACCAGCTTCTCAAGCAACCGGATCATCTTCGACCCGTTGTCGCCGTCTGGATCCTTTTGCAGTTCTTTGAGTTCTGCAATGGCTAGTTTCTCAGTCATGATCGCATCGGTTGCGGCTGTTTCGATCGCAGAATCGTCCGCATCCTTTTCGATCAGATTGAGTTCGATGAGCTTTGATTTCAAAGCATCCGTGATACGAACTTTCATTTTCCTAACTCCCTAAAACTGTCGATCGGCATCGCCGCATTGGCGATACTCAAAAACTAACTGTTGACCAAAGTACGAAATTCATTGCCGACTTGAATCGAGTCTTGGATTTCCTTGCGAGTAGCAAGTAATTCCTCGACAATCTTCAACTGGTCATCGTCGGCATCAAATGTGATAAATTTGAACAACGCCTTGTACGCTTTGTCTTGGTCGACCCCGTCTAGTTTTTGGAATCGTTTTCGGAACGCGTAAAACGCTTCATCGGATTTTCCATGCTCATGCTCATGCTCACCGACCGGTTCAGTTGTTTCTTCTGGTATTGACTTGTCGATCAGCGTACTCAACGCCGAGATGTTTTTATTAAGCAGGGCGACGTGAGAACGCGACATTCCTTCAGCCGATTTCAATTCGACGAGATCATCAATAACATCGCGAAGCAACTGGATGTTCGCTTTCGATAATTCACGACCACCTTTTGCTGTCAAGTTGAGTTTCTCAAGATGCGTTTTGATCGCATCCAGCCCGACAACTTCATGCGACTTCGAAACATCGCCGACCGTTTCGGTGATCGACATCGCGACGATTGGCTCGTCTTTGCCGTTGGTGTTGATGAGCGATGGATCGATCAGATAGTCAATTTCCGCATCAATGTTATCATCGGCATCAACGTCAATATCATCCTCGCGATTGACCTTGAGCAAAGTGAAACCGGGATAAATTTTATCGACGCGATTATCGAAAAGCTCTTTACCGATCCCACGCATGATCGGCGATTTGAAAGCGTTGCGGCTAAACATGTCGATCACCGCCGCTCGATTCGATGGTACGCTGACCGTCGATTCTTCCATCACTTCAAATTCTTTGATGTCGAACCCTCGCCACGGAACATCTTTTGAATCCGTTTCTCGTTCGGTGAATTTGAGAGGAATGAAACCATGACTGATTCGCAGAACCTTCGCCTCGATCAGCTTCGCGGTGTCTTCAGTTAGCTCATTCATGTCGAGCAGCACGCTGAACACTCGCAGCATTTTTTCAGTATGCGAGTCGACGGCCAACATCTTCCCGATTGGCAATGCCGAAAGATGCTGCCAAAGCAACGGCATCGGCTGGTCAAGCTTCGCCCCGGCTGTGTGCAGGACGTCGCCATCCCGATCTTCGGCGTTCGTGGTGATCACGTTGCGAAAGACCATCAACGCGTTAGTTGGTACTTCAACGCCTTCCGGCAATTTGAACTTCGATAGTGACGCTCCGTCGTCGAAGAAATCATCTCCTGCCTTGGTAGCTTGGTCTGGCTGCTCGCCGTCGCACCACGTGAACGTGTTGTCTGCTCGCTTAATTGCTTCCGCGATGTCGACATCTTTCAAATACGATGACGACTTAACACTGCCAAGATTAGACCAGCCTTTGACGTATTGGCTCGCAACAGAAAGACCGTAACCAAATTCTTTGAAACTGAAATGCTCGACTTGCCGTTTCTTGACTTCGGCGAGCATTTTCATTTGGGCGGCATTAAGTTTTGACATAATTCACTTGACATTCGTGAGGACAAAAATCTTGCAAAGCTTTTCGCAAGCTTCGTCGAACTGCGTTTTGAGGTCTGCGTTAATCCGTCGATTCCGTTTTCGATTCCCGGTATCGATTGGGAGCGGAGCGACGACCGATTCCATGAACGCCTCAATGTCTCGCACGTTGGTCGTGTGTTCGATCAACAATTCAGCTTTTGAAAACTTGACAGCATGACCTTTTCTGGTAGGTCTCAATCGCAATCGCTGGACCGCTCGTTTTGCACCGGTGTGGATACGAAATTTGGCATCATGGCTCATCACGTGGATTGCCAAAAAATCCTTTTCCGAAAACGATCGCATCGAAGTGCCTTCCAAAAAAAAAAGCCAAAACGAAATTAGCAGTCGCTAACTTTGTTTTGGCTTTCAATGATCTGTGACGATCAAAGTTTGCTTAACGGTTGTGATAATAAGCAAATTCAGTAACGCGAGTCAAGCCGATTTATAGTCAAATGTCGGACTGATCGTCCAGCTAACAACGGTTCCGTTGTCAACATTCACCGACAATCTCAGCCATCCGACCTTACGGGTTTCGATCGCATTTGACAGATCGGCTATCCATTCGTTGAAAACTTCGCCAACAGTTTGTAGCGTTTTTCCTAATGTAAGGCTATCGAGTTGACCCAAATCGCGATCATGCAAATCACTATTCAACCCGATCTGACTGTTCTGCACTCTGCCGAGCTGGATCTGAATTCCAATCCTGATCGTAGATTTTTGACAATTTTCGAGTGCAAATTTTATGTGGCGATTGAATTCCGCGAATGACACGATACACGATTCAATCGACCGATCCGTGTCGCTCATTATCGCCGAACGATCTTCTGATGTCGCAGGCATGAATCGTCATACTCCCATGTCTTGCCAGTTGTTCCGGTAGCTTCCGCGAACCTGTTGATCAGGAACTCACCGAATTCTCGAATGTAAGTTTCTTCGCTCCGGTAATGCATGAACTTGCCGAGATCAAATCGCTTCTTAATCCTGACGATCGCATCCGCGAGATCGTGGTGACGTTGCGTGAATCCAGATATCAAACCGCGTTTGGCAATTTCCCTCTCGACTCGTTTTTTGTGATCCAAAAGTTCGTTCACCAAAACGACACAATCTCGGCTCGATCGAAATTGTTGACCGGTCCGTGGAAGTTCACTCGCCATCGTCTTTCCAATCCTGTAACCGTCGATATCGTTTGAATTGATCCAACAGCGGGTTCCCCATCATAATATCAAGTTCGTCACCGGCACTGGCAAGGTAACGAAACAAATAGCCGACGAGTCGAAGCAATGTTTCATGTGGAACATCGAACGAGCAGGTCGTCGCTTCGCTGATGAGCATGTCGATCCGATGACCACAGGCAATCACTTCGTCGTCGTCATCCTCTTGAAGCTCTTCGATCGGATAGACTCGGAATTCTACTGACTCGTCGAGCGATAGTGTGGTTCGGTGAACAGCCTCAAATCCAACATCACCGTCCCGCTCGACCTTAGAAAACTCCACGTCCATCAGGACATCGCCCGGTTGGAGCGTCGTGTCGATTGTATGCTTGCAATGACAACAGTATTCGGGAATCGCGTCTGGAATGTCGGGAACGAGCCACTCCATTTCGCAAACTTTGCAATAACACCATTTCAACGAAACATTGCCGTCATTGTTTTTGAGACTGTTGATTAAGCTCATGATTTTGGTCGACGACCACGTCGCCGCTTTGGCTTGGGAATATCTGCGACAGGTGGCTCAGATGGCTCTGCTTTCGCCTCTACTGGCTTATCTGCCTCCGGGGTGGCATCTGACGCCACATTATCAGTTTGGACGTTAGGCTCGGTCGTAGCGGACTTCGCCGGTTCAGCTCGTTTTCCTCGCTTCAGCTTCACAACCGGTCGTGGTTTGCCAATCGCAATGTGACTATCAAAACTGCCACTTTCAAAATAGTAGGGCAAATATCGCACCTTGCCAAACGTCGCGGCGGCATCGTATAGCGATGATCCCAAAATCGTATCGGCGAGTTTCAGCACAAAGCCGTTTGCTGGACATTTATCGCCAGCATCGATGACCGCCTTGCGAGCCGCTCGATGGCCCAAATAATTTGCGATGATCGAAAATGAATGGCACAAACCTTTTCCGCGATTATCAGCGATCACAATGTCGTTTTTTTGTTCACGATGTTTCGCAAGGAACATGATGCAAGTGAGAACGCTGTCGACGGTCGGAAGCTGCTTTTGTTTGCGTCGCCCCGGCTGGGTGTTGTTCATCATGACACCGATCACTTCCACGTCAGACGGAACGCCCTTGCAAAACTCGTCGACGTGTTTTGGGTCTGAGCAAAGGAACAATGCAGCTTTCGCGTCAGAAGATTCGACTTTCGTTTTGAACGTCTTATGTGATGCGAGAATAATCATGATTTTGTCTTTCAGTTGATACGGGTATTCACCGCGACGGGGTGCTCGTCTATCGTCGCGATAGGGTCGCGTCATGTCATTGATTCTTATCTTCTTCGTCGCTTCCAAAACGAACTTTTGACCGCGTTTGTATCGCCGATGTCGTGTGTGTAGTGCTAATACTTCTTTGTGCCCCGACCCGGTTCGATCAAATGGAGTCTCTTTGACCTGAAATCCTACGCGTTCCAACGACTCAATAACAGACCGTTTCGTAGGTTCTGACCTGATTTTCCCTGTCGCATGTTGCTGACCAGTCTGTCGCCAGCGATAGCCGCTATCGGTGGCATCTTCTTCGAGTCGATAAATATGACCGGGACGAAGAACTCGCCAGATGTCGAGAAAAAACCTTTCGTAATCCTCGACGTAATTAAGTAGATGAGATGAGTACACGAGATCCGCTCGATTGTGCGAGCATGGAATCGCGTGTTTCATGTGATCCCAAAACCTTACCGTCGCGTCGGCTGGATGGTGATCGAGATTGAGCCAGTCACAAAAATGGTGAGGTCCGCACCCAAGATTGATTTTCACCTGAGAATGCAACGTCAGGTCTTCGCAGAACGCAAACGGCTTGTCGGTCTTTCTAAGATACCGGCAATAACCGATGACAAATCGTCGGAGAATCGAACTTCTAGATCCATTGCCAACCCCTCGACCAAATGCCTTGCCGTCTGGATACCTGCTATGACGCAAGCAATATTGAAGCTGATCCTTGCAATTCAATTCATTTGCCCGTCGCTCGTATGTTCGCATCGGCGGGATCTCGTCGATCTGATTGAGCGTGTTGATCGCTGCAATGAATCCTCGATCCGCAAGTGCTCGCAGGAACTCGGTCGAATAACCGTATCGAGGTGCCTTGAATACGCGATGGAAAACGTTGCTGTCTCGAAGTTGATCCAATCGTCTCAATGTCTGGTCGTCAACGAATCGACATTCGCCTTTAGCGTGCTCGAATCCGTGCGGGTATAT